AGTTAGAAGTGTGGGAGATGCGTTTGCTCGTAAGCTTGGAGTGAGAAGTGGTTTAGATAAAAAACGTAACTTATTAGGTGAAGAATATTTAGCAGAGCAGTGGATGGGTACTGGATTCATTAATCCTATAGCAATGTCTCCAATTAAAAATGATCCTGTTCTAGCTGAGATGGCATCCTTGAACCATGCGTTCAGACAGCCCCCACCTAATCTAGGAGGTCAAATTGATATGCTTGCACATGAAAATGATAACGGACAAACAGCATACGATAGACAGTTAGAGTTATTACAATCTGTAAAAATACAAGGAGAAACACTGCGTAAAGCTTTAACTAGATTAGTAAAAAGTAGAAACTATCAAAGCTTAACTCCTGTATCAGAACCCGGTTTAGAAAGTCCCAGAGTTACGAAGATAAATAGTTTGTTAACTAAGTACAGAAAAGAAGCTAAAAGACAGATGTTATCTGAGTTTCCTGAACTAGCAGAACAATATACAAAACTTACAGCAGCAAGAGCAGGGTTAAAAGAAGGTATGCAACGTGAAGATGTACTTGCTCTTCTCACTCAATAATTAATAATATACACTTAACATCATGGCTATCACCTACGTAGATTATACAGCAACAGCCGGACAGACCGACTTTGACTTTACTTTCCCGTACCTTGAAGACGAACACGTTAAGGTAGAAATCAACGGTGCTGAAACGACCGACTTCACAATCGTCGCCACACCATCAACTAAAGTTGTCTTAGACAGCGGAGCTACAGCTGGTGCTAATGTTCGTGTCAGACGACGCAGTGCTCCAAACCAGAACCTCGTGGACTTTGTTAACGGGTCTGTACTTACAGAGTCAGAACTTGATTTAGCTTACCGTCACAACCGTTATCTATCGGAAGAGATTGCAGAACTGAACGATCAATCCTTACAGAAAGAATCAGGCGGTACAGAGTGGGACGCTTTAGGTCTTCGCATACAAAACGTTGGTACAGCGACAGATACAACAGATGCAGTAACGAAGCTATATGTAGATAACAAAATTGCTCAGGTATCCAGTGGTGCTACTCAACCTCCACTTAAGTGGGTATTCTCTGCCATATCTGGAACGAATAATACATACACGGTTACAGGAGCAGAGGTCCTTGGAGACACAGCTTACGAGGTAAGTATTGACGGTCTGATTAAAGAACCAACTGTTGAGTACACTGTAGACCCGAACACTGATACACTTACCATCATCCCGAACACTACGAATGGACAAGACATCGTTGTTATTCAGCGTGGGTTTGGAGTGGCAGTTACAGGTACAGTAGGTACAAACTCTTTATTGGATGGTAGCGTTACGAATGCTAAATTAGCTAACGGTGCTGTTACATCTGATAAGATAAGCACGACAGATACTAAATTCAATGTACAGTCAGACGGTAAAGTAGGTATTGGCACTGCGAGTCCGAATGTTAAATTGTCTGTTAACGGTCAGATAGAGTCTTTAGGTGATGCTAGTATTGCTGGAGGAGGTGGACAGCTTATATTAAGAAGTAACAGCGGTGGTAGTTATCGTTGGAATATCGACCACGGTGGAGGAGTTAATGAGTTATTTAGGATTTTCAATGAAGATGATCTAGACGGTGCTAATGGCGTTTCTAGGTTAACCATTGATCCGGTTACGGGATATGTAAATATAGGTTCCGGTGATGTTGCTACACACGTACTTACCGTAAGAGGCGACTTAAACATAACAGGTAACTACAAAGTAAACGGTACGAATCTTACAACTGTACCAACTGGAACGGTGTCTGCTTTTGCTGGTAGTGCTGCTCCTACGGGTTATTTACTGTGTGATGGTAGTCCTGTTAATCGTACAACTCAAGCTGCTTTGTTTGCTGTTATCGGTACAACTTACGGTGTTGGTGACGGTTCTACTACATTCAATCTTCCTGACCTTCGTGGACGAGTAGTTGCTGGATTGGGAGACAATCTGATTGATGTGTTCGCTATTGTTAACGGTGCAGTAACAAGTAATGTTAATGTAGTTGTAGATGGAAATGTAGGAACTATAGAAGAAGGAATGGCAGTATCCGGTTCGGGTATTGGAGCTGGTGTTACTGTTCAGACTGTTACCGATCAAAACAATATTGTTCTATCTTCGGCTGTAACTTTAGCAGACAATGTACGATTAACTTTCACGAGGACAGATGTTCTTGGAGATACAGGCGGAGCAAAGACACACACCCTCACCGAAGCAGAGATGCCTAGTCACAGTCATACAGCCCTCTTTCAAGTTACGACAGGAGCTTTTGCTTATCCGGGTTTTGATGGCAGTGGGGATCAAATGACAGCGGCTCAGACAGGTTCAACTGGCGGCGGTTCCGCACACAACAATGTCCAGCCAACCATCATCCTGAACTACATTATTAAATATTAACAGCGATGATCGAATCTATCTCTGGCTTTCTTAACACCGCTCTTGTCGTAGCTCTTGGCGTGATCGGGTGGATTATCAAACGTGTTATCGAACGTCTTGATCTCGGTGAGAAAAGAATGACTAAGATAGAGGTGGAGTTAGCTGCACAACGGGAAAGAGATAGAGCTGTTGAAGCACGGATCGCTAAGGTAGAAGAAGCACTTAAAGAAGTTCACAATAAATTAGATCGTATGATGGAGGTATTAGTACAGAGATGAAACAAGGATTATACGCAAACATTAATAGAAGAAAGAAACTCGGCATCAGTCGTAGTAAAAAGAAGTCAACGATTACACCAAAGGCTTACGCTAATATGAAGCGTGGGTTTAAGAAGAAGTGAGTGTATCTTTGTCGATAGGCAGAGGTGAGAAAAGCAAGAAGGGCGGACTCACTGCAAAGGGAAGAGCTAAGTATAACAGAGCTACAGGTTCTAACTTGAAAGCTCCTCAGCCCGGCGGCGGTCCACGTAAGCGTTCCTTCTGTGCTAGGATGTCTGGTGTCAAAGGACCGATGAAAGATAGTAAAGGTCGTCCGACCCGTAAGGCTTTAGCTTTGCGTAGATGGAAGTGCTAAGATGGCTAGACCGTACAGAAGACCTCGTGTTGTTAGACCGAGTCCATTAATCGCTCAATACAATACACTTGGTGCTGTGGCTTCGGGAAGTGCGACGGAAGCGGTAACTACGGCAACGGCTGCTAAAGCAGTGACAGATTCCATTACAGCTGACCCTGACATCATCGGATTAGTGGGTGGTAACGCTGCATTGAGTGACCCACAGATTGACGCTTTAGGAGCAACTGTTAGTGATAACTTAGATGTTTACAACGGAGGAGGAGCATAACAAATGGCTACATTTAGTAAAAGAATACAACTTAGAAACGATTCCGCCAGTAACTGGGCATCCGCCAACCCTGTTCTTTTAGAGGGAGAAGTAGGAATCGAGATCGACTCGGCTCGTAACAGAATTAAGATAGGTGACGGGACGACTGCTTGGAACGATTTACCTTACTTCTTAGATGCACGTGAAGAGGCGGTTGGAGATTACGACGACTTTTTGGAGGGTTTAAGCACACCGTAGAGAAATGAGCAGTTTACTTACACAGTTAGGTCAGAAGGTTAAAGCCAAGCTTGATAACAAGTTTGATAAGTCCGGAGGCTTGATTAGTGGTTCGGTAAATATATCACAATCTCTGCAAATTGGATCATATCAAACAGACAGTTTACCAGAAGCGGGTACATCAGGGCGTATTATATACGTTACTAATGGCGACGGAAACGACGGTCCTTGTATAGCGGTTGACGACGGAAGTAACTGGAAGATCGTTGAGCTTGGCGGGAATGTACCTGCTGTTACACATATCCTTGCAGAAGATGGAGATAGCTTAACAACTGAAGCTGGTGCTATTCTGATAATGGATGAGGTAGCTTGACAGTTATTAGCTGTCCTTATACTCTTTCTAAACACAACTAACCCACAACAAAGGATTATATATTATGTCTAGTTTGCTTACCCAATTGGGTCAAAAAACAAAAGTAGAGCTTGATAAGAAGCTTGCCCTCGCAGGTGGAACAATGACTGGGGCTTTGACCCTTTCAGGTGCTCCTACTGATTCCCTTCACGCCGCTACCAAAGCATACGTTGATTCAGTATCTTCAACTGCTTCTGGTCTTCAAACTGAACTTGACGCTACTCAAGCTGGTGCTGGTCTTGGTGCTAACGGTGCTTACACAGCTAACGGTTCTGCCAACTACATCAGTTCGGTAACGACCCTTCAAGCTGCTGATAACGCTCTTGATACTCAGTTAAAGACTGTTGCTGACGCTGTTGCTTCTAACGACTCCGACATTTCTACCTTACAATCTAACGTAAGCAGCAATGACTCGGACATCAGCTCCCTTCAATCTGACGTTTCAACTGCTCAGTCTGACATCTCCACTCTTCAATCGAATGTTTCCTCGAATGATAGTGACATCTCTTCCTTGCAGTCCGATGTATCCGCTAACACTTCTGCTATCAGCAGCAACGACAGCGACATCTCTGCTCTGCAAACTCAAGCTGGTTCCCTCGCTTCTGACGGTAACTCTGCTTCGTTCAGTGGTGACATCAGTGCTGCTAATGCTGTATTCAGCGGCAACTTAACCGTTCAAGGAACCACTACTTCCGTACAGACCACCAACATCGATGTTTCTGACTCGTTGATGAATCTGTCGAAAGGTGCAGGTTCCGGTGCTAATGCCTCGAATGACGGTGGTTTCATCGTTGAGCGTGGTTCTTCCGAAAGCAATGTTGCATTCATCTGGGACGAAGGAGACGACAAGTTCAAGGTTCTTTCAACCTCCGCAACTGCTGCTTCTTCCGACATCTCCGGAACGGACAGCTCTGCTACTCTTGCTGACCTCGACGCTAACCTTTACCACAACGGTACTGAGTTAGGTACGGTATCCGAGTTTGAAACAGCATTAACTGCTTAAGAGTTTAACACTCATCCATCATTAAGGGGCGGTTCTTCGGAGCCGCCTCTTTTTGTTTACAAAGATAACAACAGATAGTAGTATAACATCATGCTAAGTCATAAAGAGGGAAGTAAACTGCACGATAAAATAGCAGGTGCGTACAGTCACAGCATAGATATGATGGAAGATATGGGGGAGTATAACGCTGCCCTACTCAATGGAGCTAGACAGTTCCTTAAAGATAACAACGTATTGATGGACAGTGGTGTAGGTACGCCTTTAGAAGCATTAGATCATCAATTAAAAGCGTTACCATTTGAAGAAGAAGAACATCGAGATACCGCCCAAGCTACGGGACTTTAGAAACTTTCTATACCTAGTCTGGAAACACCTTAACCTCCCTGATCCTACCCCGCTTCAATACGATATAGCGGAGTACTTACAACACGGACCTAAGCGGTCTGTTATCATGGCGTTCCGGGGAGTAGGTAAGAGTTGGATAACATCAGCCTTTGTAGTACATCAGCTACTGCTGGACCCATCCAAGAACATACTTGTTGTATCTGCCAGTAAGAATAGATCGGATGACTTCTCTACTTTTACCCTTCGTATTATCCAAGAGATTCCTATACTCCAAGGATTAAAACCCTCAGAGAACCAACGGTTCAGTAAGATAGCCTTTGATGTAGGACCAGCTCCAGCCTCTCACGCTCCCTCTGTTAAGTCCCTTGGTATATCGTCCCAGCTCACAGGTTCCCGTGCAGACATCATCGTAGCTGACGACGTAGAGGTAGCTAATAACAGTGCTACACAAGGAATGAGGGATAAGCTGGATGAACAAGTAAAGGAGTTCGACGCTATCATTAAACCCTTAGACTCCTCCCGTATCATCTTTCTCGGCACTCCTCAATGTGAGGACAGTATATACAACAAACTGCGAGAGAGGGGCTACAAGAGCCGTATATGGCCTTCAGAGTATCCAGACGAGGTAGAAGCCACAAACAACTACGGAGGCGATTTAGCACCCCTTATAGCGGATAACATAGCTTCTGATACAGTAGGTACTTCTACAGAACCTCTACGGTTCACAGACTTAGACCTTGAAGAACGTAAGATGAGCTACGGTCGTACCGGGTACGCCTTACAGTTCATGTTGAATCCTAAGCTATCTGATGCTGATAGATACCCATTAAAGATTAACGATCTGATTATATCTGATGTGGATGTAGACTTAGCTCCTGAGAAGATTGTGTGGTCCTCTGACCCGGATAATACGGATCGTGAGCTACCAAATGTCGGATTAGCGGGGGATCGATTCAGGCGTCCCTCTTCCACTGTAGGAGATATGATACCGTATACAGGCTCTGTGTTATCTATTGACCCCAGTGGGCGTGGTAAGGACGAGACAGGGTACGCTGTAGTAAAGATGCTTAATGGACAACTGTACGTACCTGATGCTGGTGGTATAAAAGGTGGTTACGACGAAAGGACCCTTAAACAACTGGTAGCTATAGCAAAGGATAACAAAGTTAATATCGTTGTTATAGAGTCTAACTTTGGAGACGGTATGTTTATGGAGCTGATTAAACCGTTGTTTCGTACCACTTACCCTGTAACTATAGAAGAAGTACGACATAACAAACAAAAGGAGCTGCGTATCGTTGATACCTTAGAACCTGTACTTAACTCTCATAGACTTGTTATTGATCCAAAGGTTATAACGTACGATTACAAGTCAGCTCTTAGCTACCCTATAGAACAACAAACTAGATATATGTTAATGTATCAGCTATCTAGGATAACAAGAGATAGAGGATCACTGGTACACGATGACCGTCTTGACGCCTTATCAATCGCTGTTGGTTATTGGGTACAACAGATGGCTAGTGACGCTGACCAATCGATGGTTGATAGACAACAAGAACTTCTTCATAAGGAACTACAAGACTTCACTGATAGCTTCTATAAGCGTAATAACAAAGCTGTAGCTAACCTCTGGATGTAGTCGTTAACACTCCTACTTAATAACAAACCTTTGTTCACTTCGTTCTCATCGTCTTTACTCACTTCGTTCGCTAAAGACTCTTTAACTATCTATATATAAGGTGTTTCTTTATTTAGTTTAAATACATAAGTACTACTATAGCTATACCTTGTAATACTAAAGTTAAAGTTTAGATTTACTAGGTCTACGTCTGTAGACACACCTATCCTTAAAAGACTTATTTAAAGATCATGTTATCAATCTGACAGTTTTAGAGATGTTAGCGAAAGAACGAATGTATGAGCTAACTAAACAACGGATGTATTGATCTGATGGTAGCTGCTGTATCTTTAAGGTTCTTATGGAATAACGAGCTAAAGTAAGCGTCAGCTAATGTAACCTCTGTTGTGGTTGTTGCTTATTGCTTATTAAGAATACCTATCGGTATGAGACCTCTTAAACGTACGTCTATAACGACTATCTAAATCTCATTATTATACAATCTAGCAGCCGAAGGGAACGTGTAAAGCATAAAAGTTAAAGATGTAGTAAATAACAGATGTACAGCTTGGTCGTCGATTTACCTATGAAAACGTCTCACCTTATGCTATAGTTACAACATCATGGACATCAACGAACAAACGGACACGCTACAGTACGAACTGGCTAAGCTGGTATATAGGTTCAAGAGCGAATACGATCTTAACGATTACACTATAGCCGGATGCTTAGACTTCTGTAAGCTGTCAGTACT